ACTGCGTCCCAAAGCTCCTTGTCGGTAGCATCAGAAAGCGACGTCATACTCGCGGAAAAACTGAAGGTCGGGAACGTGCGCGAGGTCTTACGCACCGAGCCGAGTTCGCCTCGGTCCAGGTACGTCGTCGCCTCGGTGTTGCTCTGGTTGAGGCCAGAGATCGAGAAGTCGCCAGCCTCGTACTGGACCGTGACGGAGAGCGGCGTGGGCGTGGTCCCGTCCTCGAGGAGGATGGTACCGTCGCGGAAGTTCTTGACGACAGACGAAACAGCCATGATGTCCCCCTACTGAAGCGGAAGCGTGTGAACGATGCGGAACGTTATCACACCTACGACCCATTCGCCGAGTACCGACGTTTCTCGCGTGGTGCTCACGACTTGGACCTTGTAGGACGAGGGCCACGTCGCGTCGTAGACCATGAGTTTGTTGATCACGCTCTGCTCTCCATCGAGGGCATCGTCGTAACTGTCGCTCATCCCCTTGGGCGCGAGGCGCCAGGAGTAGCGCACCTCAAGCGTCGTCTCCACGAGGAGGCCCTCGGCCGGGCGCCCGCGGTAGGCGCGCAGGTCGTCGGTAGAGGTGGGATGCACTGCGAACGCCTTGTGGGCGATGGAGTCCGCATCACGTCCGAAGTTGTCGGGAGCCACGCGTGACTCCTTCCAGCCCGTGAGCGTGAGGATCCGTGCGGTCACGTCCTCGCGCAGCTGCCGTACCGTCTTGCTCGCCATCAGTACCAGCCACCGAAGTTCGGATAACCGCCGCGGCCGTTGAGCCACACCGTCGAGGTGCCGCTCTTCTTCGTGTTCGGGTTGACCTTGTTCTCGTCGCTCTCGTCGTAACTGAAACGCAACTGCCCCCACGCCTCGGTGTAGGCGCGACCGTAATGCTCGGCGAGGGCCTGCCAGCGACCGCCCTCTCCGGCGCTCGTCTGGAAGTCAAGGAAGATGAGCTGGAGCGTCAGTGCGAGGTGCGCGTCACGCAGCGCGCTCGGCTGGATGATGAGGTACGGCCGGCGTCCCTGCGCCGTGATCCGGTTCGTGAGCGTGCCCCACGCTTCGTCCAAGTAAGACTGATACGAGGTCGTGCCCGTCGCGAGCAGCGCCGGGAGGTCGCTGTGGCGCTGGAACAGGTCCGCGTCGGTGATGACCGGGTAGAGCGTGCGACGGACGAGGGCGCCGTCGTTGCGAAACACGTTCTGCATCGTGGCGGTCATCTGGAGCGTCCACTCCAGAAGCCAGCCCTCTTCCAGCGCGAGCGACGTGGTCACGGTCCCGAGCAGCGCGTAGGTCGCCACGCTGCCCGTGATGGTCACGGCCGCGGCGTTGACCACGACCGTCCCATCCGCACGGTAGACCGTGAGCGTGCCGGAGAGAGGAGCGACGAGCGCACCCGCACGGTAGACGGGACACGTGAGATCCTGATTACGCCCACGCTCGATCGTCTCGCCGGAGCGAAACCGTGCCGTGTAGAGCGTCTCGCTGATGCTCATCGTGTCCCCCTGCCGTTACTTATCGCGTTCGCGCCGGTCTGCCTTCTGTGCTTGCTGGCGCGCAACCTGCTCGGCGCGCTGCGGCGGCATGCCGCCCTCGATGAGCCGGCGCGTCATGGACTCCTTCGCTGCTGCGATGTCCTTACGCTCCCCGCTCATGCCTTCACCTTCGTGCTCTTGACGGGAGTATACATGCGCTCACGCGCGGCGCGCATGTCCTCGAGGCGCTTCTGCTCGACGGGGAGCGCGAGCGCGCTGCCGGGATGCGTCGGCGCGCGAGTCTGGTGCTCGCTCACCACGCGCTCCTGGCGCTCGATGATGACGTTGATGAAGTCGGCGTCGGGGACCTTGATCACGCCATCCGCGACGAGGCGCCGAAGGAAGGCACGGTAGCCCTCGGTGTCCACCGTCATGCGCGTCTGACCCGCCACGAGCTTCGGCTTCTCCCACTTCGAGAGGAACACGGGACCGTTCGCGCCTGCGTACTGGATGCAGTAGCCGCCGGGTTCCACCTCCCACGGGATGACGATCATGCCCTTCTTCCCGAGGTGCACCTCGGCAAGCGCCGTGTCGCCGTTCTTGTCCACGCGGTTGAGGCCGGGGATCGCGACCATCTGCCCGAGGTCGGGGAGCCACTCGCCGTCCACGCACTGCCAGTGTCCAGGATGGTGTGTGTACCACCACGCCGCGTTGCTCGGCAGGTTGAGCAGGGTCGCCATTCCAGCCGGACGAGACGCGGGTTGCGCCGCAAAGTTGCCACCGTCTGCCGTTCCGAAGTTCGCTGCCATCTGTTTCTCCTTACGCACGAAGGCGTGCCCGTACCATAAGCACGGACACGCCTTGGCGCTAGGCGGAGCCTAGCAGACCATCACAGGTCGGAGAGGATCCCGACGCCCTTCAGGTCCTGCAGCTCCGCAACGCCGAGGAAGCTGCTGCCAACCACCTTGGTGAGTCCACTCGCGGCATCCCTTTCCCACTCGACCGCCACAGGGGCGCCGGCCGGAATGATGATGCCACCCGCCGCCGCGATGGGCGCCGGGGTGCCGAGGGCGTAGGCGATCGCGCCGTTGCCGAGCATCATGCCGCGGTAATCCGCGCCCGCGTTCGCCGTGATGACGTAGGACGAGACGTGGACGTTGACACCGAAGAGCTTGCCCTTGAACGAGGTGCCCAGCGCGGAAGTCTGTGCCTGGTTGGCGGGGAGGTACTGAGCCGGACCCGTTTCGGCCCGAAGGCTGCTCATGAGGTCGTTGTACTGCTGCGGGTGCAGGATCACGTCGTACTCGCCCATCACGCTCTGGAGCTGCAGGGCGAAGATCGCGGAGTAGAACGTGTCCGTGGTGAGGTCCACGCCCGTGCTGCCGACCTGCGTGGCGAAGCCCGAGGACAGGTTGCACGCCAGCTGGTTGAAGCGGCCGTTGAAGGCCGCGACCATCGCGTTCGACAGACCCTCGAGGTCCACGCCGCCCGGCACGGAGTTGCTCACGCGCGCCAAGTCAGTAAGGTCGTATCGGAGGGCTTGCCGCGCGACAACGACCGTCGCGGCCGACGAGGTGATCGAGGTGTTGCTGACGCTCACGCCGTCGCCGGGGGCGCTCATGATGTCGGTCCCGTTGAGGCCGACGACAGGCACCTGGATGGAGTCGGAGCCCGTGCCGTTCACGCTGCCCACGTTGAGGAAGCAGGGCGCGTTGCGGAGGCTGCCGGTGTCGGCGAGCTTCATCACGATGGACTGATACAGGACCGCAGCGGCGCGGGCGTTGCCGTCGAGAGCGGCAAAATCGATGTTGGCCATAGTGGCCTCCTAGATAGGTTCGAGGTTGCCGCGCCTGTCGCTTTTTACGGGAGCTTGCCCCGAGCGCGTGGGGAGTGTCCCCACGGCTAGGGTATGCCTAAGCGTGACAGAATGTCAAGGTGCCGATAGCGCCGCCTTGATCGCTGCGGCGTTCGCCTTGAACTCTGCTGGCGACAGACGCATGATGCTCTCGGGCGTCCACGCGGTCGTCGCCGGCGGCGTCTGCGTGACTGTGCCGGCGTTCGTCTTTGGCATCGCCGTCGTGACGGGAGCAGCGGGAGCGGCGGGAGCGGCGGGAGCAGCCTCGGGCAGGTAGGCACGCACTGCTTTCGGGAGCGCGTCCTTGTTGCCGAGCCACTCCGCGAGCGGGGGACGCCCCTCGCTGGGGAGCCGGCTGTAGGCGTGCTGCACGTACTCGATACCCTCGGCATCGGTGATACCAGCCGCGGCGATCTCTCGCTCGGTACGAAGCGCCTCACGCTCGGCCTTGCTCGCGGCCTTGACCTCCTCGATCTGCGCCCGGTACTTCTCGGCGCTCTCGGCGAGCGGGGTCAGCTCGCTGACGCGCCCCTCGAGCTCCTTCACGCGAGCGACGAGCTGCCGGATGCGTGCGCCGGCTCCATTGTCGCCAGCCTCGGTCGTGTTCGTGGTCGTGGTCGTCGTTCCTTCCTCGGTCATTCTTCCTCCTCGCGTGCGGCTTGCACGCGCTCCCAGACTGCTAGTTGACGCTTGGCCCATGCACGGCCGGGGGCGCCGCCCCAGAGATCCCACGCGATGCGCCCGGCGCTCGGATACTGCGGGTGCCCTGGTCGAGCGGCCGGCGCCTCGAGGTCCACCTCGTGACGCTCGAAGTACGCGACCATGCGCTTGATGGTCTCGATGCTCACCACGTCGCGGTTGGCGAGCTGCGAGGCCCGACGCGCACCGACCAGCGTCCCGCCTCGTCCATACTTGCGCCGGTTCTCAAGTCCACGCTTCGCGACGGCGGCGACCTCGACGGGGGCGCGGAGCTCAAAGCCCATCGCGCGCTCGTCGCGCAGGAAGCGCCGGTACACCTCGGGGTGCTCGCGCTTCAGATAGTCGCGCTGACGTTCCGAGATGAAGGGCATCAGGTGCTCTCCTCGTCCTCGTCCTCTTCCATGTCGTCGTGGATCTCGACCTCTGCCTCGACCTTCGGCCCGAGCCCGAGGTAGCCACGCGCCTCGCGGAGACTCTCGATGACAGCCGCCACGACGGCCGCGTTCGCCTCGTCCAGGTCGAGAGCGGCGAGGGCCTCCTCGGCCGCGTCGAGTTCCTCGGCGACTTCGTCCATCGCCTCGGCGTGTGCAGGGGATACATCGGGTGCGGCCGTCGCCGGCCGTCCTCCTGTTTCTCCTTCTTCAACGGCCGGCGGCGCGCTCTCCAGCATGCGCGCCTCTGCCGCCTTCGCAAGCGTGATCTGCTCGAGGCGCGCGACGGCGTCCTCGTGGGTCATGCTGCCGAACATCCGGAGCGCCTCGACCTTGTCCATGAGGCCGGCCTCCATCATCTCGAGCGCGTGTGCCCGCCTGCTCTGCATCTCCTCGGGCGACAGCGGGATCTCCCGGTACATGACCGAGTACCCGCCCTCGGGGAACTGCGACCCGGTAGCCCGGTTGAAGAGCGCGGCCGAGATCGCGACGAGGCGCTCGTCCGCGTCGCGGAACTGCATGACGTACTTGCGCTGCGCCGTGCGCTTGCCGTCCTGCGAGAGCGAGATGGCATACCCGGACTTCGCGCTACCCGACGTGCGCTGGATCTCGCTCGGCGAGAGGCCCGCATCGGTGGCGAGGCGATGAGCGATCGCGGCGATCGTCCCTTCGAGCTTCTCCACGTCAGCCGACGCATTGAACTGTCCGACCTGCGGCTGCTGCTCCATCGCCGCGTCGAGCATGAGGATCGTCGTCGGGTCGGTCACGACCTCGACGCGCTGACCGCGCGTACCGCCGTCGACCATATCGGAGCCAGCCACCCGCACACCGATCGCCCACCGCTGGGGGAACGATGCATCGCGAAGCGTGTGCGCGAGGAACGAGTAGTAAACCGCGAGGTTGAGCGAGCCTTCGTAAAGCTCGATCCCGTTGAAGGCGTCGAAGAGTCGGTCGCCGTAGAGGCTCGCGTGGTAGAGCACGACCGGAAGGATCGGCGTGCCGTCTGCGCGACGGTACGGGTACGCCTCGCCCGAGTAGGTGGCTCCGAGCACCTCGAGGGTCACGTCCTCGCCCATGCCGCCGTCCTTCGCCACCCGCACCGTGTACGAAGGGTTCGCCGGGTCGCGGATGTCCAGCACGTCCCAGAGCCACACGGCCTCGCCGCGGAAGTGCCGGAGACGGATCTCGGCGTAAGCCAGGGGGACGGTCGGCCGGCTCGGGTCGGCCTCGGCGATCGTCATGTCCGGCGAGACGGGGCGGTAGGTAAGCCGATCGTCCTCGACATCGATCCGCATCCACATCTCGCGGAGCGCGATGACCATGCTCTGAAAGCGGGACATCTGCGGCCAAAGCCCGGCACGCGCGATCAGTCCGTTCGACCCGCAAAGCGCATCGACTGCGCCGCCGGCCGTGTTGTGGGAAACGTCCGGGGGGGCATCGTAGAGAGTGGCCAGCTCGGTAGCCACGACCTTGAACGGGTTGCTGCTGATGTCGGGGATGCCCCACGCCTGACGGCGCGTGCTGCCCAGCTGCATCTGGAGACGGTCCTCAAGCAGACGCGACCAGCGTCCTTCCATCAGAGCGCGACGATGCCGGGTGTGTTCCCAGCGCGCGGCCTCGTCGGGGTTACTCGGCGCCGGCGGCTGCGGCATCTTCGTGTACGCGTACATGGACCCCCCACTAGCCTAGTCTTATCGCAGTTGGCTGATAAAGTCGCCGGGTGTAAAGCTCGAGGCAGTACCTGAGGCTGTCTATGCTGTGCTTATGCTCGCTGGCCTCTCGCCCG